TCTTTCAACTTTTGCATCTTCAAATGTAAATCACCAAGTTTCTCTGTGACCTCTGCAACATTTTTTATGAGTTGTCCAGCAACTTCATATGTTCTTGGATGTTCACTTTCCCTTGCAAGGTCTAATATACCTTCTATTGCATCTTGTCCTTTTTCAACTAATGAATAAAAGTTTTGTCTTTGATATTCAAAATCATTACCTTCATTATCTGATTTAACAACAGTTTTTGGTTTATCTTCTACCTTCATTATTTGTTCACCTATCAATGTTTCATCTAAAATATTATTAACTTTGGACATTAGATTATTCCATATACTTTTACTTCACCAAATACTGGATATCCAGTTGTGGAGTAATCAAAATTACCACCACCACCTCCACCAGCAACTTTAATTTCAAAAGATATATCAGTAAAGGTTGTTGCTTTATTAGAAATTATATTAATACCATGTTCGTAATAATCTGTGTTTGAACTTCCGTACATCATTGTTTTAGAGATACAACTACCTTGAAAATCTGTATCTAACATATTCATAAAAGTACACTCTCCAGATGTTGTCATATCTTCATTACTACTAAAGTTTTGACAAAACACCATTATGTCATCAGAATCACCATATACAACAGAATTAGTAGTTTGGTCTGCTCTGATATAATGTAGTGAGTGTTTGACAGTTGATGATGTACCCTCTGATAATGTACCAGCATTACCTAATCTTACAATTAATGCACAATTAGAAGCGTTTGCTGAACTTTCTGTTTCTTTTACATTGTATATTACTTTATAGTTTCTGTATGTAGAAGTGAATATGTTTTGAAAATGAAAAGGTTGATTAGCTGCAGAACCAGAAGCGACAGTTTTTGTTTCTAGTAAAACTAGTCCACCAGCTGCACCAAATTCAAGTCCAGTTCCACCAGTATTTACTTTGACTGCTTGACCACCAGAACCTAAAGTATTAATGTTAAATAATCCAATTTTATCTACAAAAGTTTCGTCAAAAAGTATTCTGTCATTTGCATTTGTACTAGAATTATCTGTTCCATCTAATACTAAAAAATCACCTTTGTTTGCACCAGCACCATCTGTTCCATCTAGTATAATTGAATCGTTCTGTAAACCTAGTCGTGTGTCTGCATCTATTTTTGCTTTTGATATACTATTACTTGCAATATCAACGGCCTGTATTGATGCATCTGCAATAGCTCTACTTGGTAATGTTCTTATCGGCACTTTTCTCTCCTACTCTTATTTATTCATCTTGTCCAGTTTTTGGATTATAGTTCTTTGCATCTTGGAAGAATGATGTTGTCTCATTAAATCCAAAGTTATCATCAAAGTCTGCTGTGATTGGGTCTGGGGTCACTGTATATCTTTGTTCTCTCTTCGGTGATTTATCTGGTAAATCTGTATACTGGTCAACTTGAACAGATTTAATTATTGATTGTTTAGTAACTGGGCCGTATAGGTAAAATTTTGCAGTAAAAGATAAAGTATAAATGATTGCTCTTCTTGCAAGAAAATCACCCTCATAGTTGTCTTCGTAATCTATACCAGTCAATACAATAGGTACATCCCTTTTTTGATTCATGTCTGTGTTGTCATTAACAGTAATAGTATATTCTGGTTGAAAGAAAGGTAATATCTGTTCTATAATTTGTAACGCATCATCACCACTTTTGGACATTACAAATAATTGAAAGTCAATATTATAAGGAACAGGCATAAATTGTGTTTCTAATTTAGATTTACTTGAACTACTTACTTTTTTCATTTTAGTAATTCTATTTAATTTTCTTGCTGGGTCATAAGATATTGTAGATATTTCAAATGCAAGTCTTGGTAAAGTGATTGCTGTAGATTTATTCAAACTTGCATCTTCTCTTATTCTTGTTAAGAATTTTTGTTTAGGCCCATATGCAAGAGGAACTTTCATAGATTGTGTAACAACACCAGAGTTGTTTTTCTTAACAATCTGAATATTATTAAATATTGTTCCAAATGATACAACCATTTTTCTGATTGTTTCGTGATAAAATTGTTGTCCTAACATTATGCTTCCTTCCCAGCGTCACCAAATGGATTTGACTCAGAAAAATCTAGTATTGTATTATCTAGTCTCTCAAATAAATCGTTTTGAGATTTTTCGTCTTGAGTTTCCATATCAAATACTTCATTTATTAAATAATGATTATCTTCTTTTATAGATGATACAGTTGCAGTATAAGCTGTACTTCTACTTGTGATAACATCATCTTTGTTTATTTGTCCGTTTATATATTCATAGTAAAAAATATTACCCTCTATAAGTGTAATAGTTGCAGTCGCACCACCACTTGTTGTAATAACATCTCCCTCTTCAAATACACCAGATGGATTTTTTACTATCATATAATATGTATCTGTTGTTTCAAGTAATACAGATGTTGCACCAAACTGAGTTTCAGTAATTAAATTATCACCAGCATCAGTTCCATCAGAATCTGTTCTATCTAGTAATAATAGATTACCATCTTCTAATGCAATCTCTTCAGTAAATGTTGATGATTGTTCAAGAGTAAATTGATGGTTTAAGGTATCTAAACTTTCTACATCATCAATATTATCAAGTGTTGATATACCAGTGTTTATATCTTCACTACCATATTCAAATAATCTACATTTTAATTTATAAACTGGATTATTATCTAATTGAAAAAAAGGTTCATCGTGGTCAACAAAACTTATTTCAAACATTTTATTAATTACTGGGTGAAAAACTAAATCACCCTCTAATGGTCTGTCTGCATCTGTAACAGAATCTTCTCTTGTAATGTAAGATGTACCAGCTTCAATTTTAGAATCTAATGTTCCGTCTTCTAAAAGAATAGAACCACCAGTTCCATCATCAGTTCCTTCTTCTATTGCGATTTGTTTTGTTAAGTCTTGAAATCTTTCTTTATTTACGACAAAAGTTATTTCGTCTTTTATATCTAAACCAAATTTAGATACAAGTTCTTTTTCACCTTGCAAACCACCATCTGCATCTTCAACATACATTTCTACTCTTTGTGAATCTTGAAACTTTGCGAGAGAGTCCTCACCAAAAACATTGTCTTCACTTACTATTGTTCTATTTACATAGAAACAATCGTGTCCAAATATTTGGATAGCTTCTTTTACTAGATCACTATATAATAATCTTTCTGTTGCAATAGAAGTCTTATTACCATCGTGAAAAAACTTGTTGACTGCCATGGTTTAACCCTTATAATACATTGGTGGCAGTTCAAATGCTAACTGTATCTGTTCCTCTAACTTACTTACTTCTTCAATCGCTTGTGTATAGATTTGTTCACCATTCATGGTGACACCACCCAACATTGCAACACCATTAAACTTTGATAAGTTTGCACCCCATTGTTTTTTTATAAGTGCAGTTGCATATCTTTTTAAAAACATATCATCATATATGTCTGTGAAAGTATCTGGGTTTAATTTTCTATAACACTCTATTAATAAAAAATCTCCATTGTTAAAATCTTTTTCCATATCTGCATTAATATATAATCTGTTTTGATGTTCTCTAAAATCTATTATATATTCACCAGTTAATATATGGTCAAGATAATCCAAATGTCTCATAGTCATTTCAAAATGAATTATTGAAGTTGAACTAAAATCATACAAATCATTTAATCTTAATTGATATCTTACATCAAATAAATTTTGTGTGATTTTATCTGTTAGTGGATAAACTTGTATTACTGATAATACAGAGTCTGGGATTGGAATATAATTTTCTTGTTGTAAAAAATCTGCTGTAATAGAACTATCAACTTTATCGGTAGCTGTAACTGCACTTTCATTTGTTCTCATTCGTGCAATTTCAGCAGTAGTAAGTTGATGTTTTAAATATACTCTCTCAATCCCATCATAATGATATTTTGCAAAGTATTGTAATGCTTCGTCTATTCTATCGTCTGCTTGGTCATCAGATACATTGATGTCTATAACACCTTTACCTAATGCTCTCAGACAATAATCTTTAAATGTAGATTTTGAAGTTGGAACTGCCATAATCAATCCTTTTAATATTATTTATAATAAAAAGAGATTATGTTCTTTTTTCTACTCCGTCAAGAGTAAGATACCCCTTTGCATCATGTCCATCTCTTTCTTCTTTAATTTTTTCACC